TATCAGCACGCTCGACACTATCTCAAAGGCGCTCGTTATGGATAATCTTCACGTCAAGATCGACATCGACGGCCAGGAATTGGAAGTGGTCAAGGGGATGCAGCAGACACTCCCATATATCAAATCCGCCCTGATCGAAGTATCGAAGACAAGCAAGGGGCCAATCATGGACATCATGACCGGGGCCGGGTTCACGACTGACAACCGTTTCAACACCATGTCGCCGCACAGCCGTGAACGCCGGGAACGTGAAGGGATCGACGCGGAGAACATCGTTTTTACGAGGTGATGAATGTCAAGCACGGCAAACAGGGACATCCCGCACAAGTCGCTATTCCGGCCCGATGAGGTGGCGGCGATCTTTCAGGTTTCCGTCAAAACCATCTACTCATGGCACAATGAAGGCAAGCTGCCGGGCCTGAAGGTGGGGGATAAAACCCTCCGCTTTCAGCGCCCGGTGATCATTTCCATCATCTCAAAAGACCCCGCCAGTTAAATTCTTTTACGTTGGTGCCGTTTGGTGCCCTCACGTCCGGGATAATTCTTTCGTTCTTCCCCACAATGTTTCTCACAGGGGGGAAGAATGTCCATTACACACCGAATCCGTCAGTTCAAAGATAACGTCCTACTTCGGGGGCTCTCCGACCCGAATCATTGGCTATCCCGGTTTGTCCAGCAACCCGCATCTTCCGGTGTATCCGTCACGGCGGATTCATCCCTGAAGGTCGCGGCGGTGTATGCCTGCGTCAAGGTGCTTGCGGAAACCATCGCATCGCTCCCCCTGACGATTTACGAGCGCGTCGGTTCTGACGGCAAAAAGCCCGCCACAGGTTATCCCCTATATCCGATCCTGCACGACGCGCCCAACGCCTTCATGACCTCGTTCGATTTCAGGGAGTCTCAGGTGGCGCACCTGTGCCTGAGGGGGGAATCCTACGCCCGCATCGTGCGTAACTCCCGCGATCAGATCGAGGAAATGCTCCCGCTGAATCCCGCCCGGATGGACGTCGCCGTTGCCAATGGCCTGCCCGTCTATGTCTATCGCTACGAGGACGGCAAGCAGGAGCCCATCCCCCGCGAACAGATATGGCACGTCAAGCACCTCCCGATTTCATGCACCTATAACGGCGATATGCCCGAAGGCTACCGGGGCGTGTCTCCTATTCAGGTGGCGCGGGAATCCATCGGCCTGTCTATGGCGGCGGATCAGTACGGCGGGCGGTTTTTTGCGAATAACGCCTCTGTCGGCATGGCCCTGAAATTCCCCGCCGGCGTCAAGCTATCCGAGAACGCAAAGACATTCCTGAAAGAATCCCTGGCCGAGTACGGAAAACTTGAAAACAAATTCAAGTCCATCGTTCTGGAAGACGGCGGCGACCTGTCGCGGATCGGGATGAGCAATGAAGATTCGCAATTCCTCGAATCCCGGCAGTTCGGCGTAGAGGAAATCGCCCGCATCTTCCGCGTCCCGCCCATCATGATCGGGCATCCCACGAATACGATGACATACGCGAGCGCGGAACAACTGTTCTTGTCGTTTGCGACATTCACCGTCCGCCCCTGGTGCGTCCGTATTGAGCAGTCGATTAACCGCAACCTGATCCCCAAGCGGGACCAAGGAAAATATTTTGCGGAGTTCAACCTCGCCGGATTGCTCCGGGGCGACCTCTCAACCCGGTATCAGGCGTACTCCGTCGCCCGTCAATGGGGATGGATGAGCGTCGATGAAATCCGGTCCCTGGAAAACATGAACCCCCTCCCGGACGGCAAGGGACAGGAATATCTCGTACCCCTGAACATGATCCCCGCCGGACAGGACGCCCCCCGAAAAGCCCGCAATACCCACGCCACAGCAAGGAGACGACGAAGATGCCTGACAAGCAAATGGAATACCGGACGTTTAACGTCACGTCGATGGCGGTCAACCGCGACGATTCAGAGAAGCCCCGGATCGTGGGCCATGCCGCCGTTTTCGACGTCATAGGCGATGGCGGTTATTTCCGCGAGCGCATCGCAAAGGGGGCGTTTGAAAAGTCCATCGTCAACGACGACGTTCGCGCCCTGTTCAATCATTCCCCGGACTATGTTCTGGGCCGCAACACCGCAGGCACGCTTGTCATGCGTGAGGATGAAAAGGGTCTGTTTGTCCAGATCGACCCGCCCGACACGCAGTTTGCCCGCGACCTCATGACCTCCATCAGCCGGGGCGACATCAGCCAGATGAGCTTCGGTTTTGAAATCATCGACGAAGAAAGAACGAAAGGCGAAGGCGGCGACCTGGATTTGTACACGCTCCGGGAAGTGCGGCTATGGGACGTCAGCCCCGTCACCTTCCCCTTTTACAAGCAGACCGATGTGAGCGTCCACTCACGGTCACAATGGGCTGCATCACAGGAGCGGCGCGGGTCCGTCCCCGCCGGAATGAGGCTCAACTTGCTTAAGAGAGAGTTTGATCTCCGCAGAATTTAAGGAGGAAACGATGGACAAAATCAAGGAATTGAAGGCGCGAGCCCAGGAAGCAATCGACAAAATGCGGGCCATGCTCGACCTTGCCGACGGGGAAAAGCGTGACCTGACGGATGAGGAAACGGCGCAGTACGCCGCGATGGAGACTGAGGCGGACCAGCTTCAGCGCGACATTGAGCGGCTTGAAAAACTGGAAGAACGCGAAGCGAAGAACGCAGCGGGCGGGGATAAACCCTACCGCGTGAGCTTCAAGCGCACGCCCAGCACCCCGAGCGAGTTCCGTAACCTCGGAGAGTTCATTTGCTCCGTGCGGTTCAACCGGGATGACCCGCGTCTGGGCCAGGTGGAATACCGCGAGCAGAGCATGGATCAGGGCGCGGAGGGTGGCTTTGCCATTCCCGAGCAGTTCCGGCCCGAGCTCCTCCAGGTACAGCCGCAGGAAGCCATTTTCCGGCCCCGCTGTACCGTCATCCCCGCAGGCGATCCCCCGGACGCCCGCATCACCATGCCCGCCCTGGATCAGACGGCGAGCGAGAACGTCTATGGCGGCGTTGTCGTTGCCAAGGTGAACGAAGGCGGGACGAAAAGCGAGACGGATCTTCGGCTGAAGGAAGTTTCCCTGGAGCCGGGCGAAGTCGCCGCTTACATCACCACGTCAGACAAGCTCCTCCGCAACTGGCAGGCGGCGTCAGGGCTCATTGGGGCGCAGCTCCGCAAGGCCATCATCGGGTGGGAGGATTATCAGATCCTGCGCGGTAACGGTATCGGCGGCCCCCTGGGAATCCTCGACGCACCGTGTTCGATTGTCGTTGCACGCACCACGGCTTCCCAGATCGCCATTGCGGACCTCCGCAGTATGTACGCCCGCGCAAAGTTCGGTGGCTCCCTGTTCTGGATCGCTTCCCAGACGACCCTTCCGCAGCTTCTGGCCCTGGCCGATGGCGGTTCCAACCTGATCTTCGCACCCTCGGCAGCGGACGGCGTACCGGCGACCCTGTTCGGTTATCCGCTGTATTTCGCGGATCGCTCCCCGGCTCTCGGGTCCAAGGGCGACCTCGTTCTGTGTGATGCGTCGTACTACCTGATCAAAGACGGGTCGGGTCCGTTCGTGGAGGCATCGCAGCACGTCTATTTCACGTCCAACAAGACCGTCATCAAAGCGTTTTGGAACATCGATGGGAAGCCCTGGCTTTCGGCGGCTTTACCGCTCGAAGGGTCCACGTCCAACACCGTCAGCCCGTTCATCGTGCTGGAATAAGGAGGTAACGAAATGAGCAAATACCTTGGAGAGAGCGCAAAAATCACGGCGGCGATTATCGGCGCGGCGGTGTCTTCCGCCAATTCCGAACCCATCGCCCTGAAGGATGTATCGAAGATCACGGTTCAGGTCGGGATTCTTTCCGACCTTGCAACCGCGAAGGCTTTGGGAGCGGCCCCCGCGTCGTTCACGGTTGTGTGCGGGACGGCGGGCCAGGGGGTGAGTTCCTTCACCGCCCTGACGAGTGCGGGAATTGGACTCGGCGAGGCAACCGCCCTTGAATGGCACGAATGGGATACCGTCCGTGTCGTGGCAGGCGCAGGCGCAACGGCACAGAAAGCGTCAAGCCGGACCATCATCCTCGATGGCGTGACGTTCCTGATCAAAGAGGGCGCGACGGTTGCGGATAAGCAGATCGGCGCGAGCGCGAACAGCGTCACCATCGAAGACCTGGCGTCCGCAATCGCGGTGCATTGTACCCACCTCGAAACCTACACGGTGACGACTGCTGCCGATTCGTCTTCGGAAGCATCGCTTCGAATCCGGCGCAAGGCAAGCGGTCCCGGCGAAGCGCACGGCATCGACATCGCCTGCGCGGGTGCGTCCGGGTCCACGGGTTGCGTGTACGTCGAAGGCATCAAAAAAACCGGCGTCATCGAGTTTAACCCGTCCCAGGTTCTGGCAACCAACTCCTCCTATACGCATTTCGGTGTCCGCTACAAGAGCACCGGGACGTTCGCGGTGGAGTCTGTCGTGATCTGCGTCACCGGCTACCAGTCCACGAATATCAACCGCGTCGTGGCTCCGTAACTGAACAACCAACAGGGGAAAGAAAGGGGAGAACAGGTATGGCAAAGAAGGAAGGAAAGCAGGCAGAAACGGGGGCCGTCGTTGTTACGCAGGCGGCGGCTCCCGCCCCCCCTACGGAAAAAAAGATCGCCATCGTGGGATGCAGCGACACGAAGCACCTTGCACCCCACAACGATCCGTCGTGGGAGATGTGGGGGATGAACAACGCTTACACGAACGTCCCGCGACGTACCGGATGGTTTGAAATTCACCCGATCAAACTTCAGGACGGCAAGTATTTCAGGCGGAAGCTGCTACGCCCGGGCGTGTTTGAGTGGTCAAACGAGTTCCGGGGGCAGCCGATGGAGACGTATATCCGCGACCTCGCAGGCCTCGACGTGCCGGTCTATATGCAACAGCATTGGGACGCCATCCCGAAGTCCGTACCCTATCCGCTTCAGGACATCACTTCCCGCTTTGGCGACTATTTCACCAACAGCGTGTCTTACATGATCGCGCTCGCCATCATGCAGGGGGCGACGGAGATCGGTTGCTATGGGGTGGATATGGCAACGGGAAGTGAGTACGGCCCGCAGCGTCCCTCCTGTGAATATTTCCTCGGCATCGCCGTCGGACTCGGAATCAAAATCGTTATCCCGAAACAGATGGACCTTTTGAAAACCAAGTTCCTCTATGGCTTCCAGGAGCGTGAGGCCACGGCGTGGGAGTCCAAGCTCGTGATGATGAAAGAGGCGATGGAGGCACGGCAGGCCAAGGCGCTTAATCAAATCGAGATCGGGAAGAAACAGAACGATCAGTACATCGGCGCGATTGAGGCGTTGAAAGAGATTCAGCGGATTCACTCGAATTGGGGAGACTCCAAGCTTTGGCAAGATCCGTATTAAGGGGCGGGGAATATGANGGCAATCGCAATGCAGTATTTTCAGGACAGCCGGGGGCGNTGGCATCAGCCCGGATGCACCTGTAACGATTTTGACGATGCAGAGGCGGATCGACTTGAAGCCTCTGGCGCAATCAAGGTGATTCGGACGGCGATGGTTCGTGCGCCNGAATCGAGAATNAGACGGGGCAGGAAATAACAAGGGGGTCAAGTGTNATGAGAAACNTNCATCTTCGCGCTACCTCNCGNGGCGCGTCCGAAGTGCGGATCAGCTTCGGCAACGGCACGGCCGACGAGTGGCAGCTTAAACAGCTTCATATCCATTGCGCCGTCACGTTCACGGACCCGTCAACGCTGTACGTCTATTTCCGCAGCCACGAGGGCACGGCCTACGATTCCCTGTTGCTAAAAACGTCTGTCTCGACGGATGCGGGCGTGCTGAACGACATCGTATGGAGCCCGGACGTGCCTATCAGCCTGCTCGGGAAAGACCGGCTGGCAATCGTGTTCTCTGGTACATCCTCGGCCATGCAATGGGGCTATAACGCCGTTGTCGGGCAGCGGTAAGGAGGTGTCGTCATGTTAATTTTAAACGGCGTAAAGCGCAGCGTGGGCGAGTATCTGCTTAATCCAACCATTGTCGGCGGGACGATAGACAATGCCGCCATCGGCGGCACGACCGCGAACACGATCCGCGCTTTGTTGGACGAGGACGCCGAGCCTACGTCTGACACCCTGACAGCGAATCAATGCTCGGGCGGTCTGATTAGCAACTACGGGCAGACGGATGACGCATTGATTCAGCTTCCGACCATTGCGGCGGGGTACAATTTCACCTCCCTTTTGGGCACGACGGTAGCGAAGTATTACCGGATCAAGGCGGCCACGAACGATAAGATTTATCTCGACGGCGTGGCGGGCGCGGATAACGGCTACGTCGGGGTTGCTTCGGCTGCGGCGGGGAATTGCATTCAGNTTGTCAGCTTCCAAACCGGGGCGGGTGCTTACGATTGGATGGCCGTTTCTGTGAGTGGGCCGTGGGCGGCGGGTTAAGGGGGAATTATGCTGAAACTTATCGGTGGCCCCGGAGCATATAAGTTGTGCGACATTGGCACGCCCGGAGGGGTGGGCTTTGGCGTAGGCACTTGTCCAAGCGATTTGATCCCCACAGGAATGGTCCCGATGGCGGGGTGCTACAAAGAGGGGCATGGTCAATACGGAAATTATCTATTCGAGGGCATCGCGCAGCAATGCTTTGTCCCGATATTCTTCTACCGGATCGCCCACGCCTCGAATCCCACCTACGCGACTTATGGCGTCAATTCCATCGATGTCAAGGGGGCGGACACCTACGCTTTGACGACTGCGCTGGTGACGGACATCACGGCGGCGAATCCGGCTGTGGTGACTACGGGGGCGGCGCACGGCAGGACGGCGGGGGATTATATCTGGCTCTCGCACATCACCGCTGATGCGAATTGGGCGGGATATTCGGGCAAACTCTACAAGGTTGGCACGGTCGGTGACGCGACCCACTTCAATTTACAGACGGCGGCGGGGGTTGACGTGGACGCCTCCGGGGTGGCCGGGGCGTTTTCGAGCGTGACGGATGCGGAGGCTTGCATTTTTTACACCGGCGCGGAGGCGGACGGGTACGCGCTTCCACGCGCCTTTATCGACGGGGGCAAGATTCAGCGGGGCTTCTTCTTCGATAAATTCATGGGGTCGAAACAGGCCCGTGGGACGGGATATGCCGTTGGGTCGTTGAAAGGCACCCTGCCGCTGTCGAGCGCGGCCGCCCACAACCCCTTCTCCGGCTGCACCGGCGGGGAGAACGCCTATTATAGCGCCATCGATCTGGCCCATCGCCGGGACGGGGTAGACGGAGCGGTCAATGCAAGTTCAATCTTCCACAGCGGGTCTATCTTCCAGCGTGCCGCGATTGCGATGTTGAGCACGGCCCACGGGCAGGCGGCCGCCGTCAACGGGACGGGCACGACGAACTGCGCCTGGTATCACGCGACCAAGAACTATCCGAAGGGCTTGAATAACAACCAGGCACCGGTCGCCGGGGTCATCTCCAGCGCGGATGTGGACGACACCACGATCACCTTCGAGTCCGATGGCTATTCCAACTGCGGCAAGTCCGGCAGCGGCAGCCCGTTCGCCAAGACCACCCACAACGGTCAGACCTGCGGGATCGCGGACGTTAACGGCCTGATGTGGGAGATCAGTATCGGGGCAACCTGCATCGCCACCTCCCCCGCGATAGAAGCAATGACGCAGGAGAATCCCTGTAAGATTAAGGTCACGGGGCATGGCAAAGTAAATGGGGATTATGTTCAAATCAACGGAATCACGCAGGCAGNTTGGTCGGGGTGCAAGGACAAAATCTGGACGCTGACACGGATAGATGACGACAACTTCACCATACCGTTTGACGCCTCTGGATTTGGAACACCCTACGATGCAGGAACCGACCCCGGCACCGTGACGATCGGCAAGTGGTACGTCGCCAAGGAGGCCACATCGATGAAGGACTTCACGGCGGGCGCGACGCTGGCGACGGATCATTGGGGGGCTACGGGCGTCGCGGCCATGATGCAGGAGTTCACTCCGGCCTTCGAGACCTCCGGAGGCGGCCCGTTCACGCAGCGCATGGGCAGCGGCGCGAACCAGGTCCTGGCCGAAGACATCTCGGGGGCCGAATGGCTCTTGACCGGGATGGGCTTCCCGAAGGCCGCGAACGGGATCGACACGACGGGGACGGACCTTTTTGGGAAGGACTATTTTTATCAGCACATCGAAGACGCCCTGTGCCTGGGCTCGTCCGGGAGTTGGTACGGCACGGCGCCTGCGGGGGTGTGGTACGTGGGTTGGGGCAATTATCGCACGGCTTCGGACTACTACGTGGGTTTTCGCGCGGCCTGTTATCCAAGTTAGACGTTGACTTTTAAATTGTAGGAGAAATGCCATGCTCAGAAAAATATATCCCTCGACTGCCTTGGTAACGGAAACATCGGGGAAGTTCCATACCGAATATAAGAGGTACTAATGGGCGACTTACAAAACAACGGGATAAACAGACTCGGAGAACTCTTCAACGAGTACCACCGTGAGCACCTGAAGGCCACGCAGGAAAGCCCTCGGATGCTCGACGTGACCCTGACCGTCCGCATTAGGCTCTATGGAAACGATCTCCAGAAGCAAATGTGGTGGGACAGGGATTGGAGGGCGAAGCATCCCGAGTGGGCACCCGTGCAATGGTGCTCCGTGTCATCTAAGTCCCCGGAGATATGGGGTGCTTTGNGGG